GATTTTTAATTCATCTGCATTCGAAGCAAAACCGTTTGTTGAAGCAACCCCAAACAATAAAGGACTTGTAACGTTGTGTCCTAACATTATTTTACGTAAACATTCGTCGCTTAAATATTGGTAGTGTTCTGGCGCGTCGTTTAACGGAATATCTTCAACCGTTGTTTTTGATTCTGCGTTGTCATTAAAAGCAACAATTACTTTTTGACCGCGTGAACCCGTTAATTTATTTAATACTTTTTGGCTAATAATAGATTGTTGTTCTTCGCTTGGAACGCCGTTATTAAAGTTTACAACTTTTGTACCGCTAAATCCGTTTTGTACTTCGTTAATTAAATAGTCTGCAATTTCTTCTTCTAAAAGTGTATAAGGTACAGCGCCTTGATAGTCCGGATATGCGTAATATTTCATTCCAACCGAATAAGGTTTAGAAAATAATATTTCTATTTTGTCTTTACTATAACCAAAAGCCGAATAGCGAATTGGTGGGTATTTTTTTGTTTCCTTCCAATCGTCTGAATAGTAATAACCCGTAATGTTTCCGTCTTTATCGCATTTTTCTGCCCTTAATAGGTCAACGGGAATGTGATAAACCTTTAAAATCTTGTCGTGCTTTGCATTATAGTGTACTTGAAACGCAAATTGACCGAATAGTTTTCTATCTAAAACAATTTTTCTAACATCGTCTTTGTGAAACAATGCCATAAATTGCGCATACTCATTAGGCTTTTTATTCGCATCTAACGCACTTAATCCTTTTCCGTAAATCAATCGTGCAATGTTGTTTATTATTGCTGAATTACTTGTTGAATTCGTGTATCGGTCTATTAAATACTGAAAGAAATTATTATCTTCCCCGTATTCAACCCAATTATCACGATTGGATTCTTGAATTTTTGGCGAGATGTATGCCGAAAGACTTAAAACGTGTAAATTATTTGTATGCTTATTCATATACTATAAAATCATTTGTTGTGGAATTACTCACATATTGGTTATTATTCACCGAAAATGTAACTAAAGGTTGAGCGGTGCAAAATATTCTATCCTTGTAAATTATTTCGTTATTTGAATTTAATAATTCTAAAGTATAAAAATGTCCTTCTATTAAACTAAAAGTGTGTTGTATTAAATGTACATAATTGCCACCACCATAAAATTGGTCAATAGTTGAAACAACAATGTTTGTTTGTTCGTCTTTTGTAACCATTGTTATTGGTATTTCGTCAAATGCTGGCGATAAAACTCGCGGAACGTAATAAAACGTTTGCGCATTTGTAGAAGGTGTTAATACTATCATATTTATATAATTAAATATTCGTGTTTTTGTTCAATTTTTGTGACAAAAAAAAAGCCACTCAATACGAATGGCTTTAAAAATAATTTTTTAAGTTTTAAGAATATATGATACTTGAACCAACACCAACTTTCGCTAAAATTTCCGTTTGTCCATAAGGGGCAACTATATTAACGTGATTGGCGGGGATAATTTCTTGTCCCTTCATCGTAATGGTATATCCCACAAGGTCACCCATTGCAGTACCATTTGAAATTAGTGTGGTTTCAACATCCATACCATTTTCTAAACCCGCTAATAAAAATTTATTGCTATTTGTTTGAATCATAATGGTTGGTCTTCCCCAAGCCAAAAGTTTCATTTGCTTTGTTTGTATTGCAGTTAAACCTTTAGTAGTAAAAGTTAATGTTTGGTCTACAAAAGTAGTTCCGTTTTCTCTTGAACTTGTAATTGTTTGTTCAAAAGAATTTGCACCTTTCAACTCATATTTATAAAATGGAGTTGTTTGGGATGTTAGTGTAATTGTATTTAATTGGTCAGAAGTATCGGGGGTTGCCGTAGCATAGTTTGCCAAAGGTTGAGTTCCTACAACTCCATAATTAAAAATGTAAAGTGCTTTGATTCCCCCAACATTTGATTGGCAATCGTCAGCGTATCCGTGGTTTATTAACTCGCAAGCCATTTCGTTTTGTGTTTTTAAATGTGAATAATGTAAAGCGGAACTTTTACATCCCGCTTTTTATTTTAATCTTATACTCCGTAAAGAACTACATCAGCACCTACTCCGATTTGCACACCAGCGTTGTAACGCATAATTACTCGGTAGTTTAAACTTCCGTCAATTGGTGACATATCAATTGTTTGAACGACATTCTTGTCATTTAAAAGTCCGCAACCAAAAAACAAGTTATCAGTCGTGGTGGCTAACATATTGTCTGCACCTAAACCATTAGCCATAAAAACGGGGATGCCGTCAAACGAAAGTGAACCATTTGTGTACCATTGTGTTCCTTGTGCGTTTGTTCCGTTTGCTCCCAAGCCACTTGCTCCAAAACCACCCAATGCTCTAACGTACAATTTAGCAACTTTTTGTGAAACATATAACTTCAATCCTTCTTTTCCGTAAAGACTTGCGGGAATTGCATCAACTACTTTACCCATTTCAGCAATGATTACTGAAGCGTTTAAATTGTTACCCACTAAACCTGCTACATCAATTACACTTCCATCTGCTAATGCTAAAGTTTTGATACTATCAAATGTACCCGAACCCGAAGCACCACTCCAAATGTTTGTTTCAGTTGCAGATGCAACCTTTGCAGAAACGTGAGCGATTAAGAAATCGTCAAATGATTTAGGCATTTGTCCGTAAGAACTATAACCCATTTCAGCAACTTGCCAAGTTTGCATTAAGTCCATTTTACAAAGTTGGATGTTAACTTGTAATTCTTTTGTTGTTAATACTTTTTCAGTAAGTGTTACAACACCACCACCCGTTTGGAAATCGCAATTGGCATTTGCCACGATGGGTGTACTTGTTGAAAGGTTTTGTAATACTTGTTTGTATGCGACATTTGGCAAAATTGTAATTCCACCATTGTCTAATGTTGGTGCAGATAATAAAGATGCGGATAAATATTTTCCCGCAAATGTACCTGCATACGTTGTTCCCGTAGTAACTGGATTTGGCATTTTTTTAAGTTTTTAAATTGTTTATATTAATTATTTAGTTTTTCAATTATTGTGTCCATCAATGTCTTTGGTCTATTCGTTCCAAATTTAATTTGAGTCACTTCATTGATGTTTTCGGGGTTTAAAGAAATAGGTGTTACATCTGAAAGTTCGGTTGCTTCTAATGCAACTTCTTCAACTTTAGATAACGTTTCTAATTTTGCTTTTAACTCTATGTTTTCGTTTTTTAATTGTTCTATTTCAGCAAAGAAAGTTTCCTTTACTATGCTTTCTATTGTCTTTTTTGCGCTTGGTGTTGCTTCTGCTTCTACTTCAACTTCTGCTTCGGGAGCAACTTTATCTTTTGGTGCAACTTCTTCTTCAGTTGTTGCTTCTTTAACTTCTAAAATAACACCTTCAACTTCTACAATCAACATTCTTCCGTCTTCCAACTCATATTCTCCAATTGGAACGGGAATCTTTTGCTCGTCTTCAGTTACAATAAAAACTTCTTTGTCAGTTTCAAAAGCATCCGCTTCAAAAATTGTGATGCCGTCCATTAACTTCATTGTTTCCAATTTCACTTCCATTCCTAAAAGTGTTTTGATTTGATTAATTACGCTTGTTTTCATATTTCGTGTTTTGATTTTGTTTAATTAAAAGTATTTTTTGTATTTAGCAATAAGGTCTCCTACTCTTTTGATAGTTTTTAAAGCATCACTTTTTGTTTCGCTTTGATTCCAATCTAACCCAAGTTCTTTATATGAAATTGTAATTTTGGATATAAGAGAATTAAATTTATCAAAGTTTTTCATTAATTCATTTTTATAACCTTTTGCTTTATCTTCTAAATTTACAACTTGACCTAAAAGGTCTTCTATTGTTTTAACTTGTGAAATAATTAATGTTTCATCTTTTTTAAGGTCATCAACTAATCCTAAATTAACTTCGTGTTTTGCTAACTCCGTCTTATCTGCTAACTTATTATAAATGGTTTGTAGAGTGTTCATATTTCGTGTTTTGTTTGTTTATTTTAAATATCGTCTCCACCTTTTATTTCTAAAGAATTTAACGCATTAATTACTTTAGTGTATTCGGCTAATTTTGCTTTTACTCTTGTTGAATTTACGGGTGATTGTATACCAATTTCTTTAGATGCCTTGTCTACTTTATCCGCTTCTTTTAGTGCTAAATCTAAATTTATAACCGCTCCTTGCATTGCTCCAATTAATTTTTGAAACGATATCGAAGCACTTTTTCTTTCATTATTTGCTTTATCTATTCGAGCATTAAAATTGTCAATTAATCCTAAATTAACTTCGTGTTTTGCTAATTCCGTTTTGTCGGCTAACTTGTTGTAAATGGTTTGCAAAGTATTCATATATGTATAATTTAATTGTTTATTTTTTGTTGTATTTTCAAATTTAAACCGCTCCTATTCCTTGCGCTTTTAGTGTGCCATCACAACACTTTACATTGTAAGATTTGCCATCTTTACATAGGCAAGCACGCTTCCCGCCTTTGGGACTTGTTCGGCTTTTTTCTGCATCTTTTTTCTTTTTGTCGTTCATTTTATATATTTTTTTAGTGCTTCTGAAACCCCCGCCCACGCTCTATTCTTCACTTCTCTTAAAAAACGTGTTATACCTTCATATAAAACTAAAGTTCGTTAAATCGCATTAAAACCGCCTTAAATCGCATTTCGTTTTTTTGTTGTTTTTATACTTAACGACCTTGTTGTGTATAAGATTTTGCGTAATTTTTACTTGATTTTAACTTGCTATTTTTGGTTTTTGCGTGAACTCCAGTACGTTTAACTTTTGGTTTTTTAAGGTGAACTTTAACGTTAGTTTGCTTCGCCATTTGCTAAATTATTTTATGCCTTTTGAATTTTCTAAAACGTATTGATTTACTTTAAATGAATTAAAAGCCATTTGTGACGCTTCACCTAAATCTTTTGGTGAAACTATGCCTAAATCGTTTATTTGTTTTTCTATTTTAATTATTTCAATTTGCAACTTATCATATTCAGACTCGTATTTTCTTGCTTCCGTACTAACTTTTAAAAGTGCATTGGATAAAACCGCCTTGTTATTTAATATTTTATTAGATAAATCAGTTGCTTTTTTATTTATTTCTTGAATATTACCCAATTCTACTTTTTGACTTGCTAACTTTGCTTCTACCTTTGCAGTAATATCTGCAATAATTAATTCTTTAGTTGTTTTCATTTTCCGTTATTATTTGTTTTATTTATTATAATAATTTTGCTAATTTATTTCCCATATCTCTTTCTTCGTTGCTTTTATCAATAGCATCTTTTTCAAGTTTTATAATGTCACTTGGCAATTTAATTCCTAATTCATTTGCTTGGTCTTCAGTTTTATTATACCTTCCAAACCAAGACATATATAAATCTTTTACTTTAATAAATTCATTTGATAAATTCTTAACTTGACTTTGTATAGTTTTAAAATCATTATTATAAGAATCAAATAATTTGTTATATGCAATAGCATCAGTTTTTAATACATCAATAGAACCTAATTCAACTTTGTTAGTTTTTAATTCGCTTTTTGTAATTAATTCTTTGATTTTTTCAACCATTGCGTTGTCTTCCATTTCTATATTATTTAAACTCATTTCGTATTTGTCCGCAAAATAACCTTCAATAGAAAAACCTTTTATTTCACCAAGTTTTACTTTGTTCCAAATTTCATCGTTGTTTACTTTCATTGAAATTACCCAAGTACCCTTTGGAAAGTTAAAACCGTAGTTCGTGCTTTTGTCGTTTTTTCCTTCTGTAATCCAACTTTCGACAACCGACATTCCTTCTAACTTTTGTTTGTGTTCTAACGTTGCGTTGTTTTGGTTGCTATTCATAAAAAACAATTCACTTGCTTTTCTTATAGTTTCTTCACTAAAGTAAATGTAGTATTCTTCGTTCTTGTCGTTCTTGCGGTAAATTTGTTTGTTAGGAATTAAAGCTGCACCCATTAAAATACGCTTTTCAGCATCTACTTCTTTAAGTTCTATTTCGTGTTTTTTAAGTGCT